TGTGAGCTGCGATCAACGTAGCGTCCTTTAAGTAGTCCCAAAGTCCTGTTGGAGCTTTCCATACTTTCACTTCTCCTGTGTCAATGTCTTGTGTCACACATAGATGAATCACATCATGTGCCATGTTGGTCTCAATGTCTAAGGCTATGCGTTTTATCATTTTAGATTTAAGAATAAGCCGATTTGAGCAAATGAGTATCCTAGCCACATGATACCAGCACCCATGTCACCTTTGAGCCATTGTAGCGTCCCTACAACAGCGTAGCCGATGCCGATAGTCCCTACGATAATCATTTCGATCATCGTGATACCCTCAATTCTGCATCAGGGTTGTCTAAGCAAGCGTTGTGGTATTCAGACACAAAACGCAACAAACCATCATAGCTACCCCATCCGTTTTCAGGGTTCCATTTTTTATAGTGTTCAGGATCCTTACGAAGAATCTCAAAACCTTTGATTAGATGCTCCGCAATATCACAAGCAAACTTCATACCGTGTTCATCAGGTCGCCATAGAACTTCGTATAGAGTCAAACCTCCACCAAGCTGTACTTGCATAGCCATTTTGTTTACATTGTGCGTAATGTTGTATTCCCACACAGAAGTTGGTTTTGTAACCATCAAATCAATATCTAAACTCATAGTTCCTCCATTGTTACTTCAATCATACGACCTGTTTTGCTATCGTACATCAAGCTGCAAGCAGGCCCAGTGGCGCCTGTGTATCTGTTCTTCGCAACAGCTACCTTTGTAGTATTACGCACTATAGGATCGTCACTCATGGAGTTACGCTCCAAGGTAATCACAGCATCGGACAACTGAGCGATAGCGCCTGAGCCTCGCAGCTGAGACAACGATACAGCCTCGCCATCCTCGTGTCCCTTGTTCGATGTGCTAGGTCGCTTTAGATGCGATACGCAGATCAAGGTAATACCAGTCTCCTGAACCAGTGTACGCAGACGAGTCATCAAGACATCAATGCTCTTGCGCTCATCATTCCCATCCATACCAGAGACAACGAGAGAGATATGATCCAAGAAAACAACACGGCAATCACAAGCCTTGGACATATATCGTATGCGGTTAAGCACGTTGTCAATAGCAAGGGAGCCGAAATGATCAAAGAGGAACACACGATTAGTGCCCAGAGTAGCATCGAAGGCCTCCTTCAGTTCTCGTTCTGTGACGGGTGTATCTGGGAGATGTAGTTTCTTATTCGCGTGCAGTGACATGATAGATCTGGCAGTCTTTCGCACCGACTCTTCGAGGAACATCCCCCCAACATTCCATTTAGTTGTTTCAAGGATTCTGAAAAGGATTTCTCTAAGGAACTGGCTCTTTCCGAGGCCACTACCAGCTGTGACTGTAATGAGTTCAGCCGATCTAATGCCATAGAGTAGTTCATTGAGTCCCTTGAAGGGATAGAAGGCCTCAGCAACGGGTTCGGGTGCAGATACGCTGTCCCAAAGTGTTGAGGCTTGGATGATCCCATCTGGTACGTAACTCTCAGCTCTCCACCACTGGTTAACGTAGTCAGATCCTCGTCCGTTAATGAGGTAATCACAGGCATCTTTGCACTCCTTTAAATGTTTAACTATTTTAACCTTGTTGCCGAAGAGTTCAGCTACGTCTTTAGCCGCCTTCTGTCCCACCTCATCAGCATCGAAGCAGATCACGATAGTCTCGAAGCTATCTAGGTACTCATATTGAGCCTTGCAGTCTTTAACAGCCGCTGAAGCCCCATTACGGATGCTCACAGTAGGCCACTTGCTGCCTGTCATCTGATACGAAGCTAATGCGTCTAGTTCACCTTCAACGATGGTGATGTACTTACCCTCTTTCTGAAACAGAGACTGACCAAACAAGGTAGCTTTGTTGAAGTTTCCCGCGATGGAGAATGTCTTGTTTTCAACTGAGCGAATCTTCTCCGCTACCTTCAAGCCTGTCTCATCGAAGTAAGGATAATAGTGCTTACCTGTCTCCTGTGTGACACCGAAGAACTCACAGGTTTCCCTGACGATCCCTCTGTCCACTATGGCCTTCACTTCCCCTTGTGTCTTCATTTGAAATACTTTCGTTGTGTTATTGCTGCGGGGACTAGTAATGCCTACATTGTCTTCTCCCGTCACATAGGTGTTACAAGCGAAGCAGTACTGGTGTCCATCATCGTAGAGTGAATTAGCGTCACTTGAGCCACACTTAGGATTGGAACACTCTACGTGCTTGATGAACTTAGAAGCTACTTTAAGTGTAGTCGTCATCGCAGTCTTTCTCTACAGGTTCCTCACCTGTTCCTTTGCAGAATCCACAGGTAGAGCCATCATACATGCCCTCACCTGAGCCGTTGCAACGATGGCAGATCTCATAACCATCATCATCAATGTCGTCGGTGTAGTCTTCATGCTGTTCATTGTCTTCATTCATAGGTGTATCCTTCTTGTTGCCAAATATACGATCCCAGTTATCTCGAACTGCTTGTGCGTCTTCCTTACGCCTGCCGCTGCCTTTACCGCCGTCTGACACCATCTGTGTTCTCCTTGTCCGCATTCCTGCTCAACCATTGTTCAAACTTAGCATCTACTTCGCTAGGTCTCGCTCGTTTCGTCCGTTTAGCTCTCTTAGCGGGTTCAACCCACTTAGGCCACGGAGCATTGGGTACAAGTAATGTTTTCATGATCTTCGCTTCGCTCATAGCTTAACGTCCTCCCACTTAGACAAGTCAGCGATGATGTCCGCTAGAACGCTCTCAGAGAGGCCTTTATAGGCTTGATAGCCTGCCGTGGCACTCTTTAGAGACTCGAGCATCTGACAGGCTTCTAATGCTTTTTGATGGCATTTATAAGTAAAAGCCTCTGTCGGATTGTCTAAATCATATTCTAATGTTACTTTCATTCTTCATTCTCCCATTCGTCAGCTAGACGAGTTGATAGGTTATCAAATTTGTAATGCCACTCGCCTAAATTGTCGTCAGGTTGTTTCTCAACTCGCAGCAAAACATCCGCCAAAATATCTACTGCTTTATCTTTTGTGTCAGCGTAGATGTTGATCCTCAAAATTGTTTCCATGTTACAACCATTCAAAAAAGTCATCAGAAGCACAGTAACCTAGGTAAGTTACAAAAGGCTTCTTGTTTTTGTCGCTACCTAATGAACTATGATAAGAGGCAGTTCCGTCAGTTTTAGGATAATTTTTAATTGTCTTGACATCAATCACCAAAATTTCATTGGTTTCAGGATGCCACGCAACTAAATCCGCAGGGCCAGCCCCTTTGACGTTTAGAAACACCTCATACCCCTGTTCCATTAGGTAAATACACGTTTTAAACTCATGTATAGCGCCTTTGCCTGTATTGTCTCGTACTTTAGCCATAATTTACCCCTATAAAGTATAAAAGCAAACTTTAGCATACGAACCTTACACGAAACTTACAAAAGCGTACTTATGTGCCATGACCTGCTCAGGTTTAGACAAGTCATAGGTTAATGTTGCTGTACCACTCATGTTAAATACTCCTTAATTGTCACTTAAGTGACACTTTGATTAATGTTAAGACAAAGACAAACAAAGATATGATCATCAATATCACCATTCCTTCTTAAAGACTGCATTCCTTAAGTCTTTTTGGACTGTATCCCATCCGTACAAGACAATCAATTCAACGAAAGCATTAATTGTGTGCACATAATGGGCTTCTTCGTTCATTAGAGTCTGTTCTCTAATTTCTTCATCGTTTGTAGACATAAAATCTTTCATGTTGACCCCTATTATCTTTAAAGTAGTTTTAATGAATAAACAATAAAGTAGTATTTACTTTAATGTGACTTTAATGTTCTTCATGTTCATCATAGTCTCTATAGTTCTCTATAGTATCTATAATGATGTCTTGAAGTCCTGTAGAATCCCCTGTGTCCATTTCGTCATCTTCATCGTTGTCGAAGTCCTGTTCGGTCATCAATGATCGATTGTCAATCGTGGGGATGATTGTCTTCACATCTTCAAAACATACTTTACATAAGTCTAAGAACTGAAATGTAATGGCGTGTTTTCGTGTCGCTTCGAAATCAGATAGCAGACGATCGCAGTTAACGCAGTGCATTTATAGCCTCTTTCATGGTGAACCCTTGTCAGGGTATTGGTGGATTGTTTTAAGTGCCTTATCGGTCGATTAAAGGGCTTTCAGGCATGTTCCTGAGTTGCTCCTCTGCCCACTTACGTTGTTCCTCAGGCGTCCAAGGTGTCAATGGGTTATCCTCTGACGGGAAAGGCCATGTAGAATTTACCATAGCTCGTGCTCCAAGATTAGGTCAACACAGTAACAAATGAGAATCATTGTCATGCTGGTTTACTCCACTTTAAAGACGGGAAAGCCTCTAATGGGTGCTTCCCATCAAAATAGGCATCTTGCAGCAATGTCGAATCCTCATCTAAGTCTACATAGATGGTCATAGGTGCGAAATTGTGCCTCTCATAGGCTAAATCGTAAGCTATAGCCTCAGATTCTGCCTCTATGGTGTAGTCGCTGTGGTAATTCCCGTTAGTGTCTTCCACGTAGACATTGTAGGTCTTCATTGTCATTGTTCAATCCCCAAGTCATAGCTGATATTGTCTAAAGTGTCACCAAAGTTATCCCATTCTCTAAAGAATTCGAGATCGTCTACTGAAGACAGTTCATTTATTGCAGGTGAATACTTTTGTAGTATCTTCTTAGATACTGACAATAAATGTAGCAGCTCATCCCGTGTAGACACTAATTCGTCACACAAGGGGTTTCCCTCACGCCATAATCGCCTTTCAAGGGCAATAAAGTCATTATTGTTTAGCATTCTTTAATCCTCCGCGCGTCTGCTACATGGATAATTTGAAAGTGATCCTCAAAGAATTGTTTATTCTCAGCGACAATCCTTTCATGAAGCTTACGCCCCAAGCGAATCAAATCCTCCGCTTCATCATAGGTTAATCCCTTATGCTCCGCAAATGTCGTTATCGTTAAATAATCGTTTGTATATTCCAAGAATGCGTCTTGAATTGTCTCTTTAAGTGTAGGTTTACGTTTAGCCATTGTTCAATTCTCCCACTTGATAGAATAGATTAGATTAGACTTTGATTGTCTATCTACGCTATAGAATGCGTCATAAATAGCCCTACGAATACTGCAAGGCCTACGAATCAAGGCTTCGCACGTATGATGCCTTTTATACCCGTTTAAACGGCCTACAATGCTCCCGTTACAGTCACGAATGATAAACATTATTTAACCCCTTTGATCAATCCGTTTTCCATTGTCACATTAGCGAAAAATTCGCGCCCTTTTCCGGTAATACGCGGACGATTCGCGCCCGTAAGAGTACCATTGTCTCGATATTCCGGCCCGAACATTGACGTTTCAATGTAACGTAGTGGCTTACCGATAGATTCTTTAAGTACTTTTTTAGATTCGTAGTTGAAAACTAACATGATGTGCTAATCCTTCGCAAGTTATCGGGCAAAGTTACCCCGTAAACCCTACAATTAAGGGCTTACAGTGTAGATCTACACTGGTTCAATATCGCGCTAGCCATTCGGACGTTATTAGCCCGTATGATCCCGATTGTTTAAGCTTTTGTTTAAATGCCATATGCTCCCATGATGAAACCTTATAGATTTCAATATCTTTTGTGACAATGTTATGCGCTTGAATACGATACATGATATTAACCCCTTGATTAGTTAACGACAAACCCAGTGTTATCGCGCTTTGCGGCCCCTTTAGCATATAGGCCTACAATAACCCCTTGATCATCCAAGTGTCTTACGTCGCTATTGTCTCCGGACACTACAGTGATCCCCTTGAACGTCAAAGGGATGTTTTCTATCTTACGGAAAACCACGGCCATACGTAAGCCCTTAGATTGTGCTTTTTCTACATATGGCGCAAAAGTAGAGACGCCACTATAGCTAAATGTTAAGTCATAGTTTACGGGCAAATCTTTGCGGTTTGCGTCCTTAGTATAGTCATAGAATTGCACATTAGGGAATGCTTCAAAAATTGTGGCCCCTTCGAAGGGTACATTTTCCCAGCGGATATCGGACGTGCCATTGAGTCGCACTAGCGGTTTCAAGCCCTTAGATTCGGCTTTTTTGATCAATGCCTTAATATTCTTAAACAATTGCATCATGAATTCGTCACGTGCTTCATAGAAATATAGTGTTTTATCAATTCTAGATTGTTGAACGCTATTGAACGCACCACGTCCGGCACTGTAGAGACACGCTTTAGCGCATTGTGCTTTTTCGGCCATTGAGCACGTATTGTATTTTGTAGTCTTAGCTGGTGCTAGATATAGAATGCCCGTTAAGTATCCGATCTTTTCGCCCTTGATAGTCTTACTATCCGCGCTAATGGACAATAGGTTTTTAGATTTCTTGAATGTCATATCGATCCTTGATAAGTGAGTTGATTGAATGTATAT